GCCCCTTACGGGGCTCCAGGCGCGAGTCAGACACTACAGTGTCTTCCCACCTTTCATAAGGAGATTTGATGACGTATGTAACCAAACGGCGAACTCTCCGATCTCATGCCTATTCGGGTATTAATTACCGTGATAGGACAAAGGTCGGTTTGGGTTTGGAGCAGACCCCTTGGGGTACTACTCTCTACGACCGTCAGGTTACTGTGTCGGAAGGGCACACCTGGCCAGAAGGCCGGGGTGTAAGGGACGTTGGAGGTAACTTTGACACTGTCAAACTTACTTTCAAGAGCAGTGAAAGTTCTGATACTGTTTTCAGTACCGGAAAACGCTCGACGGCGGCTAGTGATCTGTGGTTCGTTGGCAATTGTATTGCTAACGTAAGCTCAGCCACTGGCCCCAATCCTGCTGCTTTCACTGATCCGGAAGCTACCGATGCTCAGTTGTTCGACTGGGTGCCACCTAGTTCTACGAACTTGGTCACACTCGGCACGACTTTCATCGCAGATACGCTTCCTACTAGTCCCACGGTCGCCGGGGCGGTTTCTTTAGCTGAACTCTATCGTGAGGGCTTGCCCCACATTATAGGTTCATCCCTAAAGGAAACGACTTCCTTCTTCAGAACCCTTGGTTCTGAATATCTGAGTTTTGAATTCGGATGGAAGCCTTTCGTTTCGGATCTCAAATCCGCTGCTAAAGCTATCATTGAAAGTGATGATAAGCTAAAGCAACTGGAAAGAGATTCCGGAAAGAATGTCCGGCGTCACCGTTCCATTCCTCGGAAAACTATCACAAACACTGTGTTCCCGGAGTCGAATGTTGTATTTATGTCCAACGTCGAACCTGGGGCGTTTTCCGGTCTTACCACGTACAGAGTGTCGGAGCTCCAAACTAGGGAGCAATCCTTCTCTGGCTGCTACACGTTCTATTATGAGCCGGCGATGCAATCGCAGGTCTCGAGAATCGCTACGCAGGCAAGACTTCTATACGGCCTTGAGCTTTCGCCTGAGGTTGTATGGAATCTAGCACCGTGGTCTTGGCTTATTGACTGGGTTGCCGAAGTTGGACCGTTGATGACCAACGTTTCAGCTTTCAGTCAAGATGGCCTCGTCTTGCGTTACGGCTACGTCATGGAGGAAAACTTCAGACGTGTCACACGAATCAACCAGAGGGCGAATGTACCGAGAGGTACAGACTTGCCCCGGGAAGTTCGTGAGACCTTTACCGGTAAACGGTTGATGCGCCGTAAAGCAACTCCTTATGGATTTGGACTTGACTTTGGCGGATTTAGTGCCCGTCAATGGTCAATCCTCGGGGCCCTGGGCATAACCCTGGCACCCCGACGCCTGTGAAGGCTCAGCAGACTCTCAAAAAGAGAACTGCTTCATCAATGGACCTTACAAGGTCCATCAACCCTCAAAGGAATCTGTTCTATGTTCTCTGATCCTCAGGCCGTTACTGTTTCCGGGTCTGCAAAGTCGCTCAACCGTACGGGCTCCACCGAGAACGGTGGTAAGTTCGCTACGGCTGACCGGTCTTACCAGATGCTTGTTTCTCATGCATATGGCAAGCGGACCCGTCACACCATTCGGCTTCAG